TCTGAGGTGAAGACCTGGAAGGACTGCTCCTACAGACACAATCTCACTCACGTGAAGAAGATCGATTTCTTCAAACCATCCCCTGTCCTGGAGTTCGGCACAGCGGTTCACGCATCATGTGAAAAGTACCTGCTTACTCGCGAGATGGATGTGAAACTGTGCCACGATGCCCTCGATGAGGCCTGGGCCAAGCACAGCGGTCAGGAAGAATTCTCAGAAAAAGCCTTAAAGGTTGCCAAGGCAGAGTCAGAAGCAATTCTTCTAGAGGTTCCTGCCTTCCTGGACAGGGAGTTTCCTGGCTGGACCGTTGTGGATGCTGAGCACGCCTTATACGAGTCGGTGGAAGGTCATCCCCACGCTTTCAAAGGATTCATCGACGGCGTCGTCAAGTGCAAAGGTAAGCGTGGAGAGGATCTCTACTGGATCATCGACTGGAAGACTTCCGCAAATGGCTGGCGCCGAGAGAAACGTTCGGATGAGATGGTGAAGGCACAGTTGGCCCTCTACAAGAACTACTGGCACCAGAAGAATCCGCAGGTGCCTTTCAAGGATATTCGATGTGGCTTCGTAATCCTCAAGAAGTCAGCGAAACCAGGTCAACACTGCGAGCTGTTCTCTGTCTCCATGGGTGAAGTTCCTATCAAGAAATCACTCAAGGTGGTCAGCAACATGATCACGTCTGTTAAGCGAGGAATCGCCTTAAAGAATCGTGATTCCTGTACCTATTGCGAGTACAAGGGAACAGAACACTGCACTTAACGAAACTTTTGTTACAACTTTTCGTTTTTAGGTAATATAGGGACAATGCAGAATCAAAAGAAGACGATATTATTTCTGTCGGACCATCCGCTCTCAACTTCGGGCGTGGGGACACAAGCTAGGTGGCTGATAAGTGGTCTGATCAATACAGGCAAGTATACTTTTAGATGCTTTGGCGGTGCCATCAAGCATGACAATTACGACACCGTCGTAGTTAATCCTGACTTCATAATCAAGCCCACGAACGGATTTGGAGACAAGGCCTTACTAAGAAAGACATTGGCCCAGGTAAAACCAGACGCCTTGTTTCTCTTCACAGACCCTCGTTTTTTCATTTGGGCGTGGGAGATGGAAGATGAGATACATCAGATTTGCCCGATCGTCTACTGGCACCTGTGGGATAATCCACCGTGGCCAGACTTCAATAAACCGCTGTACGAGTCAACTGATCTGATCAACTGCATCAACTATCCGACATACGAGATGGTTAAAGAAAGGTTCCCAGAGAGGACTAACTACATTCCTCACGCAGTTCCGAATGACCTGTATTATCCGATGCCCAAGGATGAGTCCTTGACATTCAAAAAGAAGCTTCTAGGAGCAGACAGAGTCGATCATTTTACTTGCCTGTACGTCTCTAGAAACGCTAGGAGAAAGATGCCAAGTGACATTCTTCAGTCCTGGAAGATGTTTCTCGAGGAGCTAGAGAAAAAGCACGGTCACAAGAATGCAACTCTTGTGATGCACACAGATCCGATGGACCAAGAAGGTACAAACCTATTCCAGGTCATAGACGTCCTCGGTATTAAGAATAACGTGATGTTCTCGAAGGACAGGATAGGCTTCAATGAGATGAAGTTGTTATACAACGCATGCGACACTATCGTCAACAGGAGTTGCAATGAAGGATTTGGACTTCCCACACTTGAGATGATGATGTGCGGTAAACCCATCATAGTTCTAAAAACGGGTGGTCTGACAAGACAAGTAGAAGATCCCGATTCAGGTGAGCAGTTCGGGATAGGAATGGAACCAGAAGTTCGTACGATGGTAGGAAATCACATGGTTCCCTACATCTATGAAGATTTTGTTTCTCACAAAACTCTGAGAGACTCCTTCATGAAGATGTACGAAATGGGTCCTGACGCAAGAGAAGAACTTGGGAAAAGAGCCATGGAGCGAGCCAAGAAGGAGTACGACCTGACAAGAGTCGTTACTGAATGGGATAAGTCCCTTGAAAAAGCAATAGATGATTGGAAAAGCGGCAATACACCACGATGGAAGATCGAAGAGATATGAATCCTGAAATATTCAAGTTAAACAATGACAAGAAGAGAGTCCTTGTGCGAGGACCCGTACTCACTCAGTCTGGTTACGGTGTCCACACAAGACAAATTGCCAAGTGGCTCTCATGTAGAGACGATCTGGACGTTGAATATCAGGCCATGCCGTGGGGAGAGACTCCATGGCTAATCAACAGAGATGCAGACAATGGATTCATTGGTAGGATAATGGAGAAGACTGTCGACCCAGGTGGACGTCACTACGATGCGACAGTTCAGATACAACTTCCGAACGAGTGGGACACAAGACTTTCAAAAGTTAACATTGGAATCACGGCAGGAGTTGAGACAGACAGGTGTAATCCTGATTGGGTGAGTGCTTGCAACAGAATGTCCATGGTGATTGTTCCCTCTAAACACACCAAGAACTGCCTGACTCAAACAGGAAAGTTAAATGTACCACTTCACGTAATACCAGAAGCATATTGTGAAGCTATTGCTAAAGAGATAAAAACAAAAGTTGATGATGTCGTCTTCGGTACTCCTTTCAACTTTCTAATCTTTGGACAGCTAACAGGAAACAATCCGGAGAATGAGAGAAAGAACATCTTCTACACAGTCAAGTGGTTGTGTGAAGTCTTCAAGAACGATAAAGATGTCGGCATAATCATAAAGACAAACTCCGGTAGAAACACACACATAGACAAGAAGATAGTAAGGCAGACATTCGAAAGTCTCGTAAAAGAAGTTAGAAGAGGACCTTTTCCAAGGATACACCTGCTTCATGGAGACATGAGTGATGAAGAAGTAGCAAGCCTCTACAGACACAGTCAAGTAAAGGCATTAGTGTCGCTTACAAGAGGAGAAGGTTACGGTCTCCCGATACTAGAAGCTGCTGCGTCAGGCCTACCGGTAGTTGCAACTGCCTGGTCTGGTCATGTAGATTTTCTGTCCCATGGAAAGTACGTGGCTGTGGACTATGCGTTGAACGAAATACACCCGTCACGTGTAGACAATAAGATATTCATGAAAGACGCTAAGTGGTCTCAGACGAAAGAAGAAGATTTCAAGAGAAAAATTTTGAAGTTCAAAAATAGTTCTTCCATACCGAGAGAATGGGCTAAAGAGCTTCAAGAGAAATTAACAGAAATCTACTCGATTGAGACGATCAAAAAAATGTACAATGAAGCCACACAAGGTCTAATTTGACGATTTTTCTCTTAACATTAACTCTTCTATCGACTTCTGCTGTTGCCTTCTTCAGTGTAAGAAAGAACATAGAGTTGTTCGAAAAGCTTGAAGATGTAAGTCTGTCTCTCTCTGAGTCTCTTGACATTCTTGAAGAGCAAATAGAAGCAATGGACAAGAAGACAAAAATAGAAGTCTTCTCAGATGAGCCCGTCGTGAAGGAGTTGATACAAGACATGGTAATCGCAAAAAATTCCGTATTGAAAGTAGCAAAAGTTCTCGACGAGACTTTAGAAAACATAGAATAGACTTAAGCCATGGAGAAACAGCAAAAAGAAAGAAAGGAGACACGTCGTCAGTCGAAGAAGTCCAAAAAGTCTGTCGAGAATTCTCTAAGTGAATCCTTAGAATTGACGTCAATTAGTGTGGACGTAACAGTAGAGCTTGAAGTGAAGGAAAAGAAGGTAGAGAAGAGCAATTTGAAGCTCTACTTCAACGCCGAGACTCAAGAAGCAATAGTCAAATTTCAAGAAGAAGAGAGAAGAAAAGAGAAAGACAAGCTCTATGTCACGCAGATAATGCCAGCTTTTGAGAAGCTCGTAGAGAATCTCATCAACATTCACAAGTTCACAGGAATGCACGACACGTACGAGGAACTAAAAAATGACTGTGTCAATTTCTTGTTCGAGACGATCCACAAGTTCGACGCCAAGAGAGGCACAAACGCTTTCTCCTACTTCAACGTCGTCGCAAAGAACTGGTTGATAATCAGGACAAAACAGAAGACTCAGAGGACCAAAAAGAGTGTAAGCCTAGACGACCCCAGCGGTTTGACCGTACATGAGACAGTCTTGATTGAGGAGCACAATACTCTTCCTCCTCAAGACTTTTTTATGGACTCCTCTTCGTCTGTAGAGAGTATTGTCACTATGCTATACGAAGTTCGCTCTAAGGCGAAGACTGAGAACGAATTGACTTGCATCAATGCTATAATCACAATCTTTGAAAACATAGACGAGATAGACCTTCTGAACAAGAGCGCCGTTCTGCTTTACATGAGAGAGCTGTCAGGTCTGTCTCCGAAACAGTTGACCACTGCGATGCAGTCCATAAAGCGTCACTACAAAAAATCGAAGGTAGACTCAAAAATTTCTTAATATTTCATGTCATGAAGTCGAATCAAAAGACAAAAACAGGAACAATTGATGACAAGATCAAGGACTTTTCGGACTTGCTCGGTCAGATAGACGGCGTCTCCGACAAGAAGAAGAAGCTCTGGAGAGAGATATACGAGAACGCTGTCACAGACAGGCAGAATGCTTACATACTCTTCACGACTCTGATAGAGATAGTGGAAGATAAGAGCACTGAGCACGCCATCCACGGTAAGACCCTAGCGACTTACATAGAGAGGATGAGCAAGGCAAATGACCAGATCATAAGACTAGCAGAACTTGTCTCAAAGTCTGAAACGAAGCAAGAAGAAGACATAGACCCAGAAGAGATGTTTAAGAAGATAGGGTCGTAGAATGGCCAAGTTAACCACTACAGACGTAGCAAATAATCTACAAAAAGTCGCTGAAGGTCGTCTCAATAGGGACACTTACGAAGCTGCACCTTCCTACGCTTCCACTTTCATAAGAATGATAGTGATGGATGTTGTTACCGACCCCAATGTTGATCTAGTAGACGATGAAAAGATAAACATCTGGCACTCAATGGGTGTGTCCAACATGCAGTATGCTTCTCTCCTTCCAAGAAATACAATAATTGCCAAGAGAGTCGGTGAAGAAGTAAATCCCATGTTCGTCTTTCCGTTCTTTCCGTCACACATATCTCTTCCGTGCAAACCAGGAGAATGCGTGTGGGCAATGCTCGAGAAACCTGAAGTCCCAAACTCAGACATGGCTTTCTGGATGTCGAGAGTCATAGAGCCTCACACTTCTGACGATGTCAACCATTCTCATCCAGGAAGAATGTTTGAGATATCTCTCGCACCCACAACAAAGGAGCGGGCGGACAATCAGCAAAAGGGTCAGGTAGACAACGGCGAGAGCGTCTTCCACGAGTTGAGAAACGGACCGGTCGTCAAAAAAGGAGAAGAGAGAGTAACAGCATCAGAAGGAACCATTCTCTTGGGCGAGGAAGAAGACATATTTGAGAGACTCGTCCTGGAGTCTAATGCCGCTCAGTATGTCACGTATGAAGCTGTTCCAAGATTCAGGAAACGACCTAGTGACATTGCTTTTGAGGGTTCAAATAATACCCTCATAGTTTTAGGAACTGACAGGTCCGGATCAATAGAAAAGTCTCGACATGAGCAAGGGTCTATAGACTTAGTCGCGGGCAGAGGTCAGATAAACGACACATTTGGACTTGAAGCTCCGACGACCTCCATATTCAAGGAGAAAGGTAAAGACAGAGGCGAAGAGATAAAGAGAGAGTTAAATAAATCTCTCGACGTCCTCAAACCGAACGAGGGAGACCCAGACTTTAAGAACGACAGGAGCAGAGTCCTGATATCACAGAGGACTTCTACAGACGAATATTTTGGACTAAAAAGTTATAACAAAGAAAAATTTGACGGAACTCCAAAATATCGCAAGCAAACGGTCGAAGACGACAAAGACGGTGATGCAGCAATAGTGATAAAGTCTGACAAAGTTCGTCTGATAGCACGTTCTGACATCGAGATTGTTGTCACAGGATTTGAAGAAACACTAATCGACCCACCTGGCAAACCTTCAGAGACAAAAAAGAAGATAAAAGCAGAGAAAACTGCTACAAGTGACTGGGCATCGATCGTCATAAAGAAGAACGGTGACATCGTCATTAGCCCATCAAACGACGGCTTCGTAAAACTAGGTGGCGATGATGCTGACCTCGCAGTTTTGTGTTCTAAAGTTACCACTGCAACATCAGGTAAAGTCATCGGTCAGCCGCTCGTCGACACAATTGGCGGAGCGATGGGCGTAACGGGTAACGCATCCACGGGAGAATTTGCCACAAAGATCCTTATTAAGTGATCTTTCCTGTAATCGGATTAGTAGGTGGAGAAATTGTTCCTGCGACAAGACCGCCGCCCGGTGGGGCCGTCAAAGTAGCTTTTTCAGAAGGAACTCCTGTAATGCTGAAATTGTCTATTTTTATGACAGCCTGAGCCTTTATCTGGGTGAAAACTTCTTTCACTATCAGTTTGATTATTTCTTCCCAGTTTTTCTCAATTTTACCTTGTTCGGCTGCACCTAAAGATGGTGGTCTGTTTGCAGCAGGAACAGTACTTCTCACTATTTCTTTGCTCACTTTAGAAGCAATTTGATCCGCTAATTCATCCGTTAAAGGCATTTGTCTATATTAGATTTTGACGATAACAAGTAAAGTCGAGGTCGACTAAATTTTCGTGTCAATAGTTAGTCACATGGCAGTGTATAGCTTCAAGAGTGTGGGAAAGACCCAACAGAACGTAGAGGATGAGAGTCTCGAGACTTCCCAGATACCTTATGGAATAAAGACGCCTCTGAAGATCGGCGCAAAGGACGGTATCCTCGAGATGAACTACAGCCTTGAGGAGCAGTTTGCTGACAATTTGAGGAATTTACTCCTAACAAACTGGGGTGAGCGTCTTGGACTTTACAACTTTGGGGCCAACCTGAGACCGCTGACGACAGAGTTCGTCTCTCAGGACAACTTTGACAACGAGGCAGTGAACAGAATCAAAGACGCAGTCGACACTTGGATGCCGTTCATAGATTTAGAAGACTTCTCTTCAGAAGTTGATAGAATGGACAACAGAAATACGGGTGTCATAAAAGTTAACATAACTTACAACATACCAAACTTGGATGTCTATAAAAAAGGTTTGCAAATTGTTTTGTATGTGATATGAAGATTTCTTATTTATGAAAAGTCAGGTCCAAAGATGGCGATCAACGACAACAAGACAGCACTGAAGTCAATCAGACAGAGAAACTACCTGGCCAGAGACTTTGACAGTTTCAGGACAGTATTGCTCGACTATGCACGTCAGTATTACCCGGACAGAATACAGGACTTCTCAGAGGCATCCGTGGGAGGATTGTTCTTGGACATGGCGGCATACGTAGGAGACAATCTATCGTTCTACCTGGACCACCTATACGGAGAGCTAAACAACGAGACGGTCGTAGAGACACAGAACGTCGAGAAGATCTTGAGAAGTGCAGGCGTACCTGTGGTAGGTGCTTCTGCGGCGCTCGCAAACGTAGACTTCTACATAGAAGTACCAGTACTGTCAGACTCAGATCTCTCACCAGACCCCGACTTCCTTCCTACCGTACAAGAAGGAACAATTATTCAGGCAGACAACGGCACACAGTTCACACTTCTAGAGGACGTGAAATTCTGGTCAGTCGACTCTTCCACGGGCGCCCTCATTCTAGATCCTTCCATACCTCCGGTCAATGGTAGACGGATAGGCGGGAAGATAATCAGCAAGATCTTGAAGAAGACCGGTCTGTGCACGTCAGGAAATCTGACGACCGAAACGTTCTCTGTAGGAGAGTTCATACAGTTTAGAAGATTATCCTTGTCACAGTCTGATGTGACACAGATCCTGAGAGTAGTCGATGGACTGGGCAACGTCTATTATGAAGTAGGAAGTCTAACGCATGACGTCGTGTACAGGAACGTCCTCAACCTCGTAGACAACTCGACAACAAACTCTCTCGTGAAGGACAACCTAAAAATAGTTCCTGCACCGTACAGATTTGTAAAAGAAGTATCTCTTAGCAACAGAAAGACGACGCTGGTGTTCGGAGGAGGAACTGCTGACAACCTCGAAGACGACGTCATACCTGACCCATCTGAGTTCTCCTTGCCGCTTCCTTTCTCGCAGACCTTCTCAAGAGTCCCCGTGAATCCCCAGAAGATGTTGCAGACTTCAACATTGGGAATCGCGGCGTCAAACACTACTCTCACGGTAACCTACAGACACGGCGGCGGACTCTCCCACAACGTCAACGTAAATACGATCAGAAGCATAACGGACTTGAGAATAGCTTTTCCTAATAATCCATCTGCGTCAGAACAGGCACAAGTCAGAAGGACGGTCGAGGCGACGAACCCACAAGTTGCATCGGGCGGAGAGGACGCTCCCACTGCCGACGATCTTCTCGCTCTGGTTCCGACGATCAAGAACTCGCAAGAGAGAATTGTGACGAAGGAAGACCTTCTGACAAGGGTCTACACGATGCCAAGCAACTTCGGAAGAGTCTTCAGAGCAGCCATAACTAAGAACCCAAACAACCCGCTGGCGTCGAGACTTTACATAGTCTCCAGAAACTCGCAGAATCAATTGATAACTTCTCCTGACGCTTTAAAGTTGAATCTCAAGAGATACTTGAATGCGTACAGAATGGTGTCGGACGCAATAGACGTCATGGACGCTTCGATCGTCAATCTAGAGCTATTTTTTCAGATAGTAGTAGATCCGTCACTCAACAAGAGCCTCTTGCTTCAAAGCATAATAACGGACCTCAAGTCTCAGTTTCAGCTAACCAACTTCAACATAGGACAGCCGATAGTGATCTCAGATGTCATTGCAACAATATTCTCAAAACCCGGTGTGATATCTGTGGACAGAGTTAAATTCAATAATCTGTACGGAACCGTGAAGAACAAAGAGTACTCACCAATAAACTTCGACGTGTCCACAAACACAAAGAATCAGATTATCTACCCACCAGAGGGATCGATATTTGAGATAAAATATCCTGACATCAACATAATCGGAAAGTGCGTGTCTAACACGTAAGAGGACCAATGCTGAAACTAATTAAAGCAGACAAAGACACTTACATCACAAACAAAGTGGTGAAGGGAGTCAGGAAGACGGGGAGCAATGTCGGAGCGGCAGGCACTCTCGATCTCTTCAAGCTTTACGGCGTGACGAGCAGCGGCTCTTCCCCGAACACAGAAGTGTCAAGGATTCTAGTTCATTTTGACTTGACAGATCTGAAGTCACTCCATCGAGATGGGAAAATCGACATAAACGACTCTAGCTTCTGGTGTGAACTTCGTCTCAAAGACGTGTATGGTGGGCAGCCTACTCCTGCTAACTTCTCTGTCAGCGTCTTTCCATTGTCCGCCTCATTTGACGAAGGAATAGGACGAGACGTCACCTACTATTCTGACACAGATTCTTGCAACTGGATTACTTCGTCGCTCGGAACTCTGTGGTATGTGACGGGAAGCGAAAAGGATTGCGATGCTCAAAGCTCTCCAGGAGACTACGTGACAAGTTCATTGAGCTTAGCTTCAACAGAGAAAAATCAAACTTTCGTAAAAGGGACAGAGGACCTCGTGGTGGACGTCACATCTCTCCTGTCAGCAACACTGACAGGAGAGATACCCGACAGTGGTTTTAGAATATCTTTATTAAAGTCATTGGAAGTCAATACCCAAACTTATTTCGTAAAAAGATTTGCTTCACGTAACGCTTTTGATGAGTCTAAGCATCCAAGGCTTATTGTCGGATTCGATGATTCTATAACAGACGATTCTCAGAATTTAACCTTTGACTCTCCGTGCAACATAACACTCTACAATTACGTCGGAGGTAGTCTGACAAACATCGTCTCAGGAAGTAGTTTGTCTCAAGTGACAGGAAGTAACAGCCTACTCCTCAAGATGTCGACTGAAATATCTGGTGGTTATTACAGCCTCTACTTCTCAGGATCGCAATTCTCTTATGGATCGAATTATGTTAGCGGAACTTACACAGCGTCCGTGACTTTACCTTCGTCCGACGCTACAATAAAGTCAAAGATAGCTTTGTCGGGTTCTGTAGTTTTCACGCCCATTTGGACTTCGCTCGATCAAACAGTGGCATATGTTACAGGTAGTAATTTAACGTCATCACCGGCAACTAGGACTTCTTCTAGAGGACTGAAGAAGTATGTGGTGAACTTGTATGACGTCAAGAACACATACTACGACAACGAAGAAGTATACGTCAGAGTAAACATATTTGATCAAACTTCTCCTCTGATCAAGGTTACAAAAACCCCAGTCGAGCTAGCAGGCGTCGTCATAAGGGAAGTACACTACCAGTTGAGAGACGCCGTGACAAATGAAGTCGTGGTTCCTTTCGACGACGTGAGAAATTCGACAAAAGTTTCAAGCGATGCCTCAGGAATGTTCTTTAAATTCTACACATCAGGACTAATAGTAGGAAGAACTTACATCTTTGACTTGATGATAAACCACAACGGCGTGAAGACAAAATACCTAAACTCATCACCTGCTTTCAGAATCTTGAGCGGATCATAACGGGATCAAAGAATGAGCACTAGGTCCAACTCACCTTACGTACCGTCCTTCATGAAGTCTGCTGTACAGGACTCCAAGCCCGTACAACTTTCTTACTCAGATTTCAACCTGACAGATTCAAATACGGGCAGTGATGACTCTTTCAAGTACGACCCACTTGGTTATCCGCTGAAGAGCACACAGCAGTTAAACTTGGACTGGTCGTTCTTTGAAAATCACTGCTTCTTCTCTTCTGCTGAAGTAAAAGTCAACGAGGCATTCAACAAGATCATCAACGGTTACCCTTTCGATGGATCTAAAAGAGAAGTTGAATCCTTCCTAGACTCTCTCACAGGTTTCGAGAAATGGGTGTTCGACAGATTCCCGACGTGGACTGGCTCTCTGAGATTCTCTGGCTCTTCAGGGACAACACAGATAGATGGCTCATGGATCGTCGTAAAAGATAAGTCTGGAACACTGTATCCTGAGCTATCGAAGAATAACTCTGGAGAAGTAGTGCTGAATCCGGGAGATGAGACTTCACTGTCCCTCGAGGCTCTTGTGTACATACCGGAAATGGCGAACAGTACACAAGTAATCTTTCAGAAGAGATCAACGCAACAAGACGCTTTTACTTTTTACTTAGAACCTTCTGCGTCGACGACGGACGTCAATGCAGTTTTCAGTGTATGCTCAGGATCCAGTAGAAACTACGTGGAAGGTACTCTGAGAAAAGGTGAATACAATCACGTCTGCGTCATACTCAACAAAGAAAACGTACGAGAGCACAAACTAGATTTCTATAGAAATGAAGGTCTAGTTGCTGAGAGTGTCAGCAGAATAAGATTCGACAAACTCAACATAGACTCTTCGGACTTTGTGATAGGATCGGGCAGCTCTTTCTTCAAGAGTAACACTCTCGTCACTCCCAATCAGACGTTCAGTGGTTCTCTTGACGAAGTCAGGATCTTTCATTCCGTGAGAGACGAGAGACTTCAAAAACTGTACGCCTCCAAAGGTATATACTCATCACCAGACCTGAAACTCTACTATAGATTTAATGAACCGTCAGGTTCTCTCTCGTTCAATGGAAATTCTTCTATAGACTCGGTCGTTCTCGACAGCTCAGGCAACTCCCTGCACTCTAATGTCAGTAACTTTTCGTTCGACTTAAGGAGTGATAATGAAGACGACACAAAAAGCCCACTTACAGACGAGCGGGATGAATTTAAGAAAGTCCTGTTTCCTGCATATGCAGATGTGACTTCACTCAACATCGATCTCTTGACGTCAGCAAGTCTCTACGACGCAAAAAATCCGAACAACATCATAAGACTAGTACCCAAGCACTATCTTCTCGAAGGAGCGCTCGAAGACGGATTCAGTGACGTGGAGGGCAACGGTGGTTCTCCCTATACTGGTGAAGGCATCCCGGGACAGGGGAAAAGAGGATCCGTTCAGATAATCTTGACTTTCTTATACATCTGGGCAAAGTTTTTTGACGAACTTAAGATGTACGTAGATGCATTTGGAACTCTAAAAACTGTCGACTACGAGCTGAACGAAACAACACCAGACAACTTCTTAGAAGACCTCGTACGTCAATACGGATTCTACCTTCCCAAGTTCTTCAGCAACGCAAACGTCGAGCAATTCGCCGAAGGTCAAAACATAGCGGGTCTAACGAACATCAACACACCTTTGAAGAAGATACAGTCTATTCTTCTCAGAAGAGTTTTGGTCAACATGCCCGACATCGTCAGGTCAAAGGGAACACAGCACAGCATAAGGTCTTTTTTGAGGTCCATAGGAATAGACCCGGAAAATAGCCTGAGAATAAGAGAATACGGTGGATCGACCGTAAAGCAATTAAAAGACTCGAGAGAAAACAGAATAGAAGTGGGTTCAATGGCTGAATTCACTGGTTCGTCGCTCGTAGTAACGACGCCTCTTTCAAGTTCACGCCCAGAACCAGGCTACCCACATCCAAGAGGTACATTTGTAAAGTCATCTCTTGGTGCCAATATAGACACGGACTACGTGTGGGACGGTTTGCACACTTCTGGTTCTTGGAACATGGAAGGACTTTTCAAATTCAATAATGAGAGAATCGATCTAATAACTGATCTCAACGGCCAGTCTTTGATGAGAATGATCGTCACAGGCAGCTCTGCGACAGCAGACCCAGGTCTTGTGGTCAACGTCGTCGCGACGCAATTCAATGATTACCCGCGCAGTATCGCTTCAGTTCAGGCTTTCGTGAGACCTGGCATGTCGACGTCTTCTCCTCTGCTTCATTTGACGCTAGACATGAAAGGAAAGGGTATCTTCGACGGAGACAAGTGGAATGTGGCGATTGGCTGCATGAGAAACGATGAGATAGACTCTGTTAGGTCATCGTCTTACTACCTGAGAGTAGGAAAGACGGAATCAGGAGAGTTGAACGATCTTTATACTACGTCGTCTTACTTCTTTGAGCAGCCTCTCGCTGAGGGCAACGTATTTAGAAGTGGATCCACGCAACACAATGTGTCGGGAACCTACATAAGCATGGGCGAAAACCAAAATATTCCTACGGGTACTCCGATGGGATCTTACCTGTTTCTAAACGATACTACGTCATCTGATCCCATAGCGAGAACCACACAGTTTTTTGGATGGGCTTCAAATCTTAGATTTTGGTCGAAAGGATTGTCCGAATCAGAGTGGAAAGAGCACGTAAGAAATCCAAAGTCGGTAGGAGTATCAAATCCCCTAGTCAACTACAACTACGTGAACAAGATATCAGGATCTTTTCAGAAGCTTAGACTAGACACACTGACAAAGCAGCCTACCAAGAATGCCACAAGTATTGGTGAAATAGAATTCTTGGATTTCAGTCAGAATAATGTTGTCACAAGGGGCACAGGTTTCTTATCGGGGACTCAAGTCTTGAGAGGTGACATCTTCAACTATTCCTATCTGTCCCCTACTTTTGATGAATCTTCAATAAGCGATAAGGTAAGAATAAGAAGCTTTGAAGACAACAGCTTGGTTCTTGAAAATCCACAAGCTGTTCTCTCTGCGACTTACCTGAGCGACACATTCTTTCTCCAGGAGGAGCCTCAAGACGACTTGCGTTTGTCCATTGAGTTCTCAATGGTAGATTCTCTCGACAAGGATATGGTAAACATGTTCTCCTCATTTGATCTTCTTGGAGACATTCTGGGCAGTCCTGAAATGGCGTTCTCTCCAGACTACCCGGACCTAGAAAACTTGAGAGACGTGTATTTCAATCGTTTGTCAGGAAAACCTGATTTCAGAAAATTCTTGGAGTTCTACAGATGGTTCGACATATCGATATCATCTTTTGTGGAGCAGCTGATACCCAGCAAGACTATCTACAAAGGAACAAACTACGTGATAGAATCACACATGCTGGAGAGACACAAACATCTCTACAAGCATCAGAACAACTACATTGGAGAGAGAAGAGCGATAGACGACACATTTTTAGTCCAGCAAATAGTTGGAAGAGTAAAGAAATACTGAGCCAGAGCCATGTCCAACAATACCATCAGTGTAATAACGATACAGGGAGACGACAATTACTACAACACGTCGTACCAAATCAAAAAGAGTAATGAAAGCTCTTTCGAAGACAGGTTTGAGGCCGCCGCATCTGGCTCGCAAGCAATAAACTTATTTGCTATCAAAAGCTCATTTAGAAATAAATCTTCTGCAAACTCATCTGTATACGCAGTTAGCTCAATAGACACAGACCCGTCAGGAAATCAGAGAAAGATACTCTCACCAAACGTTGACTACTTTTCTTCTTCAAGCATAGACGCTTACAAGAATGGAATAGAAATAACACAAAACAAGCACTGGACTGCAGGACTTGCAAAGTTTACAGCAGGAACAGCAGGTCACTTGTATGAGAATACTTTCTTTGGCGTCAATAGCATGCCTATCACGGCGTCGGCCGCGTACTACGAGCTAGACGTATTCGACCCGATAGCATACATTCAAAAGTCTTCTGGGTCGAACAATTTTCAGTATCCCATAGTGACTTCTGACGTCAATCAACGTGAGAACGAAGTTCTAAATGGAATCATAGAGCCTTTCTCCATAAGACCTGTAGTAGCAAATTTCTCTCTCTACTTTCCCTTCGAGCCTCATTCTACCAAAGGTCAGTTTGGAAACGGCAACACGAATTGGAGGCTATCGAGCGATTCAGTAGAGTCTGTATTCGTCTACGACACCGACAGAAATTCTGCTTTCTTCTTGGACGCGTCCGACGTAAGAAAAATTTCCACAGGAACGTCGGGATCTGGATCTGTGCCTGTAGGACCACCAGACGGTTATTTCAACTTGGAGGAGAACTTCTTAAAGCCTTTCAAGGACTTTATTTACCCAAGAAACTTAGAGCCAAGTGCATCTTATGGATCGATGATGACTGCAGCTCTGATGTCCATGACGGCGTCGAGGTTTTCCGAGAACTACGTCACCCAAGAGAAAAAGTCAGCGACGGCGGGATTTGACTGTGAGTTCATAGAGCAAGGTGTGGACTCTGTGACCTATAGAAACTCCACGTGGAACTCGAAAAACAGAGACAATAGAAGACACAGAAAGACGATGCTTGACTTGAGGGAGTCTGAGAGTTACATGAGGACCGACGCAAAATTCAACGACAACAATACAGTACTATTTCGTTCAGGTAGCAACTTCCAGACTGTAGAATATCCTGTGATGATACCTCTGGAACTGACTTCAAGTCTTCAGCTAAACAGCACGGTAAAGAGTGAACTTTTTAAGAATGGAAGCATAAAAGTAACGAGAGGCGTGAAATCGGGTCTCTACGAGACTCCTCTGAGCGACAGCATCTTGAGCTCAAAGAGAAGGCTAGGAACACTATGACGAGATCTTTCGTAGAAGATGGTCTACATGATCAAGACTTAAACGACGCATTCTATGCGTCAGGCTCGAATGCGTCGGTTGGAGACAGCATAAAGACATTCTCGAATTCACTTAGAAACAAAGAAGTAATAAGACTGACATTCCCGGTCAGTTCTAAGACTTCAATGATTCATAACAGCAGCAGTATTTACTATTTTAACTCGTCGACTGGAACCTGGGCGTTGCCGACGAGTCTAATAAACTTTACAGGAAGCCTAAGTCCTTTCAAAAATTTTAGTGTGAATACTGGTGGTAAGACTTCAAGTCTTGCGAATGGTTCTTTTTTTGTGGAAGATCATTTAATGCACGACTTTAGAGGTCAAAATCTTTCAATAGGAGACTTAAGCGTCTACAGAATTCCTGAGCAGGACAACACCCCCACTCAAAAATTATTGGAAGAAAATTTTAATCTCGGCGGAGAAAATTTTAATCTCGACAAACAAGGAGAAATTTCTTCACAGAACTATTCTTTGAGTGCTCAGAGATCTTCGAAGTTCGATGCTTCTCCTAGTGAGACTTTTAGCGCAAATAACGAATACCCTTTCTTAATTGAAAAAGTCGTGGTAGAAATACCATTTTGCTTTGGAAGCGGATGGTTTTATGACAAGTCTACTCTATGCACCGCGACTTCTTCACTTGGTGACTACACACTTAACGGTTCATCAGGAATGAACAATGCTGTGAACATCTTTTCTCTGTATGATCAAGGAGGACCAGCTCTAACAGTGACGTTAATGTCCCAGAAGAACTATGGAACAGGAAAAATTAGAGATATGATTAGCAAAGGTGTCATCACGCACGAAGAAGACACAACTTTTGAAATAAAATTAAATAAAATATTTGATGGATACAACAGCACAGATTACTGGTACGCGAACACAGTCGGACTCAACACAGGTAGTTATGACTCTGTAGTCTCAGCAAGCTACTCCGGATTAACAAGATTTCATACGGGAAGCATAAAAATAAAATCAACGGCTTCAATCACTAACGGCTGCAAATTAATAGACTATGCGGGAGGATTTATTTCTTTCATCGTGAGCCCCCAGCAGAAATTTAAAAACTTGGTCACGAGAAAATTCAGTGAAGAATTTTTCAAATCAGGCAACGATAGCATAAGTGATCAAGTAGGCCTCATAGGCGTTGACTCTTTTGGAAGAGGAATGACAGGTTTCTCTCCTAGTGGTGGCTCTATATTTGGCGGAGAATACACGATGGCCAACACAGGATCCTTTAGACTTGATGGAGCCATGAGAAATCCGTTCTACATAGAGAATGTTCTAGATAGACAAGCCTTGATCGATTACGTCACGCAAAGTCTTCAGCTGGACACGAGAAACTTCTTTACTAATCCTCTAAGTTTCTACTTCGTATCGGACATCTTCCTAGGAGCCAGCAAGTCTTCTCCCTATCTCCTCTACCCGGGAGAGAAACTAATTCTTTCTGTCTCAAAAAATAGACCTTCTTTTAGATCATTTAAGATTGATGTTGACACAGTAGCAGATCCAAATGCAGACATATACGGCATCCCATCCTTCATATCTTCTTCTTTCTATAACGACATGAGAGGACTTCAAGGACACGACGTTCAGCTCAGTACAGGATCCATAAACATAACTTTGTACGGATCATATGTAAGAGCAGGAAACAGTTACATCCCATGAGCATATACGAATCTGTATACACAAACTCCTTGGCGGACGTCATCGGAAACGATCCCGTCCTAGATCAGTTCGATATCTTCTACGAGGCTTCGTACTACGGATCCACCCAGGACGATTACGTCACCGGTTCTCTCCTAAATAAGATCGTAGGAAGAGGTTCTAAAGTAACTTTTACTACTGGGTCTCGTGGTAGGTACTTTAGCAAATTCTATGCTGCTAATCAACAACCTCTCAACTCTACATACGGTTCAGAAGCTGTCAACAAGAATCCGAGTCTGTCTTTTAGACTAAAACCTTTGAATTCGCAAGTCTCGAGGACTGCCTACAGAATTCTCCAATGTCACGACAACAATGAGAGATATTACGACTCATGTCTTCCCGACATGTCGTCTATATTGAAGAGAAATGAATCACAGATATGGTCTATAGAGAATAAAGTCAATGCTTTTAGTCCTTATGTCAACGTCACAACAAGCAGTGTGGGCTATTTGTTATTTGATTCCATCGAAGTAGACCGGTCTTCAGATGGATTCTTAAAAGATCCTACTGTCTTCAATGGTTGGACTAGATCATTTCCGTATGAAAGTAGGTATTCTGAGGTCCAAAGACTTGTGTCGGTAGAAGGTCAACTGGGTCTAGGAAGCAGAACTCTTACTTTGAACTGGGACTCACCAAAAAAAGACGATCTGTTGCTGAATACAGTGACAGCTTCTGGAGGATTTTTTGGCTTTCCTGTCACTGACAAGACATACGACACCGACATCCCCAGTTCAGTAAGAGACGACATTTCTCTAAGCAACTTAAGAAACTCGCCGCAAAAAATCATAAATTCTTTCATTCCGATCGTCCCAGGTTTACTAGAAAAGAAGACTTCAGCTGACAACTTCATAAACGGACTCAGGCAAAAAACACTCCTCGACGGAGGTTATGGCACAGTTGCAATAAATGTGGGTGAATATGCCGATAAGTCACTTGAGAGGGAAACAGGATATTCGCTTTTATTTTCGTCCGATGTAAACTTATCGAAGAAAATCACACATGTAGACTACCTGGCACCCTATTCTGCTCCTGATCCCGGACTCGAATACGTCACTGGCTCTATGTACACGTCTGATTTAGTAAAATTCTTGTTCGGATTTGGAGACCTGAATAATGTAACGTACGGTAGAAGAACCTATGATGCAACGAAAAAGAGACTTGCATACAACGAGTCTTTTGAAGATTATTCTGACGGTACAGACACATATGGAATACCGAATTACAAAGACCAATACATCGAGCTAAACTGGCAGGCATTTTCAAGCATTTCAGACACACTAAGACCGTGGAGAGTCAGTACTAGAGATGACGAATTAGTACCCACAACTTCGTCAGATAGAAACATTTACTTCTTTAAGTCAGGATCAAAACCCGACAGCACGTCAAAGGGAATAAAATGGGTGTCAGGATCTACGGACTTTAAAGCACTTGTGTCAGCTACAAGTAAGTACTTGAACGGTCCTTCTGAAATACCTTCAGGAGCTCTAGGGTCGTCAGAATTCTCTCAGTTTTTTTTGGACATAACATCTTCTTATCCGTGGTCTTTTAGCTACGACAGGGCCATATGTGCGGCTACTTCTGACAAATTAACGGTAGTCTTTACGGCCGTACCAGGTGTACCTTCGACAATATCGGCAGGTTTTCCGATGATCTTCATAGAACAGATAAGCGGAACAGGCGGAGGACTAGTTGCCATGGAAACTTACGATTTCATGGAAGATGGTTTTTTGACAGGGTCCATCTATAACAAAAACTATCCTCTACCACCAGGTAGGTGGCAGATATCTTGGCAATACAGTAGCGGATCAAGCACTACTACAAATCCCTCTTTCGCTGCCATCAATAACTTAAAATTCTATACATTCGCCGATATTGAGAAAAGCCAAATGATAGGGAGCAACAATCTTCCTGACTATTCTGCCAAATTAACAGATAGAAGGATCGATCCCACCTTTAGATCGACTGCACTCAATGACGGTCCATGGTCTGTTAATCCGACTGTTGCAAGTCTACATCTGTCAGGAACATCAGACATGTACAGCTCATATGTGTTTGGAGTATCTCCTGTGATCAGAGGATGGAAGTACGGACTAGTCAATGGCATGCCTCAACACACTAAGGTTATATTCAGGAGAGGCAAGTACGGACAGTTTAGAGACATGCTCGAGCAGAGACAATACACAAAGTTTGTGAAAGTCAACACGTCTCCGATGGACTTCGACGCGATATCGGAAGAAGGATTCAACAAAGACTTGACAACCACTCTTCCGAAACAGAACGTAAGTGAATCTGGTCTCCTCGAGTCCGTCGTAGAAGTCAAATTCGTCAGGAAGACAGCGATCATAACACAGAGGGGTGTAGGAACAATTGCCACGCAGGTCGTCCCACCTTTCGAGACGACTTCTCAAAACTTGAGCTTTGAAGTGACTTCATCACTGCCATATTTCGATTTAGTTCCGAAACACAGGACTGTAGAAGAGATGAGGGGGATAAATAGAAGGTCGTTCGTAGACACTGAATCGGTGAGTGCTACAACTCAGCAACTAGGTCTAAGTTCTTGACAGTCACCAAAGCAAAGTTATCTCAATGGCAATCTCGAAAAAAAAAGAAATTGAGTCAATTGTATACGTCTACGAGAATGGAAAACCAAAGAGAACAATTGTCGCGTCAGACTGCCAGGTAGGTATCCAAGGAACACCCTCAGAACTTCAATTGACGGGACCTCTTGATTTGAGCGTGGTCAACGTCGTCTCTATCGGAATCGAAGAGATGAAAAACAGGGTATTAATGAGGAAAAAGTCCGAAGGTCAATTATTGTAGATTATTATGACAGAAGAAAGGCTAATTATATTTCAATTATCAATTCAAATAGTTAATCATCGTTAGAAAGAAGACTCATGTTTGCGAAGATAGAACCCATAAACTACAGAACTGGTAATGCAAAGTGCATGGTGGTCAGAGGAATTTCTGTCCATCTCGGAGAAAAAGCGATAATAGACTGGTCACTAATGGGCGAGAATGGTGTGGACTCTCGTGACTATGAGTCCGGTGCACACGTGTTGTCAGGATCCGACTACGTCGTCTGGGGGGATGACGACAGTTACATCTACACGTGGCTATCGTCACAGCTCAACGTCACTATAGTCGCTCTTGAGACGGGCAGCTATTGGGACTCTTAAACGATCGACAAATCGGGAGGGCACGATGAAAAACTTTAAGAACCTCATCAGAGAATTCGTCAGAGACGTTTTGTCCGAGGGACGACCTTTGGACGCCAAAGTCAGGAAGCTTCGAGTCTTCGACTTCGACGACACCCTCGTGAAGACAGGTTCTTTGATCCACGTCACGAACGAGTGGGGAGAGAAGTTCGACCTCACACCGGGAGAATACGCCGTCTATGATCCACTTCCGGGAGACGAGTTCGACTACTCAGACTTCTCCAAGTTGATCGACCCCCGAGAGATCGTCTGGGTGGGAAAGATACTTCGAAACATCCTGAGGACGGGCGGCGAGGTGGTCATCCTCACGGCCCGCGCAGCCCAGGCGCCTGTGTATCAGTTCCTCGAGGACGCAGGACTACCGAGGATAGAAGTGATCGCGCTCGCATCGTCCGACCCGCAGAAGAAAGCGGACTACATAGAGCGTCGAATCGTCGAAGACGGTGTCAAGTTTGTCGAGTTCTTCGACGACTCACCCAAGAACGTGGAGGCCGTGGAGGGCCTCAATGGTAAACACCCAGGTGTGAAGATCGTCTCCCGTCACATCGTGCACCGTGAAGAAGTCTAGTTGAGAACCCCTGACAGGGGCTGTTCCTCTTCCTCCTGTTGCAGGAGGCCCATGGAGGGGTCCGAGAATAACTTCGGGAAATCGAATTTAGATACAACGGCGTCTTTTACTTCGGTTATTTTAAGACCGTCTCGAGAGTCCTTGGGGCGCCACGGAATGTCCCCGCCAAAGATCCAACCGCTGTATACCTCGAGGTATCCCATCTTCTCCTCGGCGCCTTTGGCTGGGGTGATCTTTCCAACTCGGACCTTGTCGTATTTGTCGTAATCTGTTGACGACAATGTGATCGGGTTGAAGAGAAAATCTTCGCCTTCATCCGCGAAGACCCACTCGGACCCGACCCACTCAACTTCGAGTATGTCACCGGGGCGCAAGGAGACTATTTTTCTATACTCTTCTTCGAACCCGTCCGGATAAGGAGGTTCGTCTTTGAGGTAGAAGGCAGACTCGGCAGAGTCGTAGAGCGTGAATGACCACGGTTTGGAACCGCGTTTCAGGTTGAGTCTTACTTTCTTCACTTTGACCTCGACATTGTAAGTATTCTACAACGAAGCGAGGAGATTTTTGGATCAAGAAGCCAAGTACTTCTTGCGAAGAATCTTTCCAATCCCAGGATTCACCTTCAGGGCCTGCGGGACGATCTCCATCCGGATGAGGTTGCGCATGTAACGCGGATCGGTGTTGGATTCATCCTCGATCCAGGACAAGTTCCTTCGCGATGCCCAGGCCCGAATCTCCTCCTTGGGAGTGATGAGGAATGGCCGGATCACGTTCCCCCTGGAATACGGGATCAACTTCGATTCCCCGTGGAGCGAGGTGAAGATCCAGGTCTCGATCGCGTCCCCCAGGTGGTGTCCGGTCACCACAGGACCTCCCAGGGAATCGAGGAAGGTATACCGTTCATTCCTCCAAAACTCCTCAGGGGAAAGGCCGCGGGATTTCTCGGAATTAATCCGTCCAATCCTCAGGGGAACTCGACGTTCCGATGCGAACTTCACCACGAACTCCTCAGCGCGCTGCGAGTTCAGCGTTCCATGGTGAAAGAAGGCGAGTTGAACATCGCGCTTACCGTTCATCAGAAAATCTGAGATCACCACGGAATCGATGCCGCCTGAGAAGGCGATCGTGCACTTACGTGGTAGTTCACCAATGAACTTCAGCATGTTGCCTCGTAGAGAATTTGTGGAACGGGTGGGACTCGAACCCACACAAACCTGTTTATGAGACAGGGGCTCTAACCTATTGCGCTACCGTTCCGTGTTGAAGAAGTTGTTTCTTCGTGCCGCCCGTGGGAGTCGAACCCACATGCCTCTCGGCGCCGGGATTTGAATCCGGAGTGTATGCCAGTTCCACCAGAGCGGCTTGATGTGTATGTTATACTCCACGCGGGAGAGACTTTACAACAGCTTTAAGTCGCCTGTTATTTTGTCGATCCTTGAAGAAACGTCGGGTCCGATGGCGATGCAGAGGGTCTCGGACATGCCGTCATCCACAGTGTCCTCAAAGATCTTGCCTTGCACTGGGTAACACTGAAGTCCTGCCATCTCGGCTCGCATCCCGAGCAACCTCAGCGAATCTTCAGAGTTGACCCCCAGCACGACACGAATGGACCCACTGTTGATCCAGTCCGTCTCTTCAGGCGTTAACTTCACGGTCAGCTCATCTCCGCGATCGGACTCATCGTTCGCGAGGAAGAACTCGGTGGACGCCTTCGCCACCAGGGAGGCCACCTGAGATTTCTTCATCTTCAGGTCCTTACGCACAAGTATCACTTGCTTCATTCCGTTCGCCATGGTGGCCTCCTGACTCTAATTTTAGTTTGTAAAAATGGTAAAATTTTCTCGGTGACTTGTAACGGTACTTCAAATTTTCTACACTCATAAGTAATCATAAGATTGGAGATCGACACCATGAAAGGTAACAAGAAGTTTGCATTAGTTCTTTCGGGGGGAGGTGTGAAGGGAGCTTGGGAGGCCGGCTTTCTCAAGTATGTGGCGGAAAATTGGGGACATAAGTTCACAACGGTGTGCGGTTCCTCTGCGGGAGCACTCAACGGAGTCTCTTACGTTTCGGCCGCAGCGTCCGAAAACCTACCTGAGAAGATCATCGAACCATGGAACAAGGTAACATTTGGTCAGGTGGCCAAGGTACCGTGGAGTGACATCTTCACCCTCAAGTTCTACTCCCTCATGGATAACTCACCCCTCATGGAGTTCCTCCAGAATAACCTCGATGTTGAGAGTTACAGGAGAAACATCGATACGGGTGTGGTTGAAACGAACATCATCACCACCACGGAACTCTCCGAGAAGAAGGCATACATCTGGGTGGATTCGAAAGAGGACAGGAACTACGATTCGGCAAACTGGAAGGTCGTCAAGAGTCACCTGGGACCGAAGCACGCAACCGCATCCGGAGC